AAGACCGCCCCGCGAGGGACCGCCACTGTAACAGAGGCCCACGCGCAGTCAATGCGCGATGTCTTTGCCGGTCTCAAGCCGCTGCGTCCGACCAAGATCAAGCCGCCCAAGCGCCAGTTCCCGCGCTTCTATCCAGGTATGACAACCGAGTCGTACATCAAGCAGTTCTACCAACTGAACTTGATGTCGGGCCACTACCCGTTCAGCGAGACGCTGGAACGCGAAGCGCCCATGCTTAACCCGTCAGAGCCTGAAGTTGAAGGAAGTTGATGTTGAGCGGCACCTTGTCCGTCTGGTCGAGAAGGCCGGTGGAAAGGCGTACAAGTTCGTCTCGCCAGGCCGCGCCGGTGTGGCCGACCGCTTGGTCGTGCTACCTGGCGGGCGCGTCTGGTTTGTTGAACTTAAGGTTGCGGGCGGGCGCATGTCCGCGTTGCAGCAAGTCTTCGCTGCCGACATGGCCGCGCTAGGTCAAAACTACACAGTACTCTGGAGTAAAGAAGATGCAGCTACGTTCGTATCAAAACACTGCGGCAGCGTTCCTGTACGAGCATGACCGGGCGATGATCCTCGCGCCGGTCGGCGCGGGCAAGACCGCCATCACCCTGACCGCCATGCGCGAGATGCTGCGCGACGGCCACGCCACCCGTTTCCTTGTGCTGGCGCCGAAACGTGTAGCCGAGCATGTCTGGCTGGAAGAGAAGGCGAAGTGGGCGCCAGAGGTCACGATGGCTGTCGCCGTGGGCACGGCCAAGCAACGCGCTGCTGCGCTGCGGGCGCCCGTACAGGTGGTGGTGACCAACTACGAGAACCTGCCCTCGGGCGGCTTTGACGGCGTGGTGTTCGATGAGTTGACCAGGCTGAAGAACCCAAGCGGCCAACGGTTCAAGCTGCTGGAGAAGTTCTTGCGCGAGGTCAACATTCGATGGGGCTTGACCGGGTCGTTCACCAGCAACGGTCTGGAGGACGTGTTCGGCCAGTGCAAGATCATCGACCCGGCGTTGCTGGGGCGGCTTAAGGGCGTCTTCCAGCAGCAGTACTTCATTCAGATCAACAAGGAGTTCAACCAGTGGGAGCCACGCGCCGGGGCGCTGGAGCAGGTCATGGAGCGCATCAAGCCGGCCACGTTCTTGCTTGAGTCGTACACGCTGCCAGACCTGAACGTGGTCGAGGTGCGTTGCCAGATGGACTTGGCCAAGTACAAGCAGATGAAGAAGGACATGGTGCTGGAGTTCCCCGACGCCAAGGCGATTGCGGTCAACGCTGGCGTGGTGACGGGCAAGCTCCAGCAGATGGCCTCAGGGTTCGTCTACGCCGACGGCGCACCGCAGTGGATGTCACCCCACAAGTTCGACGCGCTGGACGATCTGCTGGCCGAGAATCAACGCGCCAACACGTTGATCGCGTACAGCTTCAAGGCCGAACTGGCTGAACTGAAGCGGCGTTACCCGCACGCGCAGACGCTGGACGACGACAACGTCATCGAGCGGTGGAACGCCGGCTCTATTGAACTACTACTGGTTCACCCCAAGAGCGCCGGCCACGGATTGAACCTACAGTACGGCGGCTGCAAGGTGGTGTTCCTGTCGCTGCCCTGGTCGCTGGAGTTGTACGAGCAGACGATAGGCCGGCTGCACCGCAGCGGCCAGGCGCATCCGGTTTGGGTCTACCTGATGATCACCGACAAGACGGTCGATGAGAAGATTTGGCGCGCACTGCGCGACAAGCGAACGATTTCTGACATAGCAATAGAGGAGCTGAAATGAAGTTGACTTGGAGAAGCATGCACGAGGTGCTGACGAAACTGTCTGAAGAAGAAGTGCTGAAGCTGTTGCAAGAGGAACAGGCCGGTGCCAACCGCATCACCATCTTGCTGCGCTTGCACCAGCGGTACTGCGTCCTGCGCCTTGAGCGCGAGCGCATCCTGATCCTGCGCGGGGCGATGGCGGCATGAGAAAACCGCCGAGCATTGGATGGTGGCCGACCGGCTCAAACAGGTTGCGTTGGTGGAACGGCCAGTACTGGTCCTGGGCTTGTTTGGACAGCGACAACGAGCGCCAAGTGCGTTATTACAGCGCAAAAGAGGCGATCGGTGACGTTGTGGTGTGGTATCCACGGCCAGACAGCTGGCCAGAGAGGTCAAAGACATGAACGAAGAAGACGATTATGAGTACTACAGGCGCATGTTCAGAAGCAGCCTGTGGTGGTCTGTGGCCCTGGTAGCAATGTTTGCGCTCATCGCCTGGCTGATGTGAGGTGCCCACAATGCAACGCGCCAGCCAGCGTGGTCTCAACGCGCCATCAACCCGACAACACAACCAGAAGGAGGATGAATTGCTACAACAATCACAGATTCTCAACGGAGGAACGATTCGTCGTTTTCCCCGGACGCTCGACCAAGCATTCAACAGTGGGGCCGATTACGGCTGCTCCATTGTCCACTACAGAAACCGCTGGTCATGGGTCAACCGAACCGCCGTCTGCGTTCTTTGCGCTTTGGCACTGGTGTGGGGAGTGACGCTGTGGACTTGAAAACCCAACTACTGCGCGAAGAAGGCGCCGAGTCCTGCGCCTACCAAGACAGCTTGGGCTACTGGACGATCGGCGTAGGCCGGCTGATTGACTCGCGTAAGGGTGGCGGGTTGTCGAACGATGAGATCGACTTTCTGCTTGAAAACGATATCAAGACCAAGACCCGCGAGGTATTGTTGGCGTTGCCGTGGGTGCCCAGACTGTCCGAGCCGCGCCAGGCGGTGCTGATTGGCATGGCATTTCAGATGGGCATCGGCGGACTGCTCAAGTTCAAGCGCACCATTGGCAGCATCGAGGATGGACAGTACACCGAGGCCGCAGCAGAGATGCTGGACAGCGCCTGGGCGCGGCAGACGCCAGCACGAGCGCATCGCATGGCGCTACAAATGGAGACGGGCGAATGGATCCCCTGACCGCTGCGCTGGACGCAGGCAAGACGATCATCGACAAGATATGGCCTGACGCTGGTGAGGCCGAGCGCCAGAAGGTGCAGATGGCATTGGCCATCTACGCCGGCCAGGTTGAGATCGTCAAGGCGGAAGCGCAGTCCGAGCATTGGATGGTGGCGGCCTGGCGACCAGTGCTGATGTTGACCTTCGGTGGGCTGATCGTTGCCCGTTGGCTGGGTTGGTCTGCGCCCAACATCACAGAGGCAGAGATTTTGAAACTCTGGGGCATCGTGGAGTTCGGACTTGGCGGCTACGTCGTTGGGCGTAGCGTTGAGAAAGTTGTGCCAGCTATAGCGGGAGCGTTGAAGAAATGAACGAACGAATCCGAATATTTATGGAAGGCTACTTTGACATTACGGTTGATAGTCACGGGCGAGAGGAATGCACTGCCGACTACATCAACGTGCAGAAATTCGCCGACCTCATCATTATGGAATGCGCCGAGTTGAGTGTTGGTTATACAGGCAACGTGAAGCTCCTGATAATGAACCATTTCGGGATGGAACCCCATGAATGAACGAATTACTCAGCTTGCTGTACAAGCTGGTTTTGTATTAATACGAGATGAATATCTATTCACCGAAATGATGGAAAAGTTTGCCAAGTTGATTGTGTTGGAATGCGCCCGAGTAGTAAAGGCAAGTAGCCCTAACGGAATGATTGGGGTAACTGCCATACGGATTCATTTTGGAGTTGATCCATGAACCCCATAATCAAACAGCTAGCCGAGCAGGCTGGCATGAACATTAAAACGAACGTCATAGGCACGGCGTTGGTGTTTGGCACGTTTGAGGGGTACAAAACCTCGCATATTACTACCGAGGAGTTGGAGAAGTTTGCTGAACTTATCGTCAGAGACTGCGCTGGTTACATACATGGGCATGAGCTATTCACTGCATTGTTAAACCGATATGGAGTTGAGCCATGAAGTTAGTAGACAAAGTAACAATTCTTAGTACCACAACAACTCTAGACCTCGACGTAGGGCGCGTATTGCAAGCAGCCATTGACGCCAAGCTAAGACAGGTGTGGGTAATCGGTGAGGACGCGGATGGTGGTTTGTATTTTGCCTCCTCAGTATCTGACGGCGGTAATGCGCTGTGGTGGATGGAAAAAGCGAAGCGCGCACTGATGGAGATATCGGAATGACACCGCCCGGATGGGGAAGAACAATGAGTGAAGACAAATGTGGCGAAACGTGTAAACGAGCCAACCTATGCTATGCCTGCTCAAGGGAGTTGGGTGGGTGGCAGGGGCTGACGCTTGAAGACATAGACGATATTGGAGTCAGCAAGGATTGGGTCTATGGCGCACGGTGGGCAGAAGCTAAACTTAAGGAGAAAAACACATGAATTGGCTACCAGAACACAAATGCGGCCTACACTTGTCACACAACGAACACCGAGATGTGTACGAAACGGTTGATGAGTTCTACGAAGCTGACGATTTTATCTCTCCAGAAGAGCGGCACGAAGCCGTGGCGAAGGATAGTGTGTGGGTTTTGCATTGGTATCCTGACACACCTATCGGGTTCATCCGTTTTGCCGCCTCTACATTAGAAGCAATTGAAGCTAAACTACGCGAGAAGAACACATGAGAAAATGGTGGTGCAGTTGGTTTCACGGCGGTGGTGAAATTAAACGTGATTGTTACGACCGCATCAATTGGCAATGCAACAGGTGTAAACGCTGGGCTGACCCGGTGGAGGAGAAGGACACATGACCGAAACCGAAAGAAACCTAGACCTACTGCTAGGTGATGCCCTAGCGGAGAACGACAAACTTAGCAAAGCAAATGCCTACCTTGTCAATGCAACAGCTTTCGCGCTGGCTGAAGTTGCTACTTTCAAGAAGCGACTCAAGTATCAAGACGATAGGGAAGGCCACATCGGTACGCATGGCCCCGACTGCTGGGGCTATGGCCCCAAGCACTACGACTGCGCCCTTAGACACATCAACTCAATAACGGATGACGGAAAATGAAATACGAAAAAGTTACACAACCTTGGCCTGACACGCACGGCCCCGACTGCTGGAGCTATGCAGCGCGGGCGGCGCAGGATAACGTAAAAAGCCCACCGCAATACAAGCAGGGGGCGACTGAGTGCATCGAGGCGATCCAGTCTGCGCTGACTGAAGAAGAGTTCCGTGGCTACTGCAAGGGCAACGCCATGAAATACATCTGGCGCGAACGGCACAAGGGTGGAGCCGAATCTTTGCAAAAAGCGGCGTGGTATTTGGACTACATGATGCAGTGTGTGTGATGCACCCTTACACCGAACTGTTGATGCACTTGGCATCAAACCTAGTCCGCGAGTACCCCAACGGCGTGAGCACGGTCGATATGCACCTGCGCATGGCGATCTCGCTAGACAAGACCCGCAAGATATTGTGCTTTGCTCGCAAAGCCAGCCTGCTGGGCGTGGCCGGCTCCGGCGTCACCGCTCGATGGGCATCGCCTGAGCGGGCGGCAGAGCTAGACGCTGGGCGATGGACGAAGCGCAAGCTGCAGCATAAGGCTTGCAGAGATCGCAGGACAGCGAGGATCGCCGCCCGCCAGGCCGCGTCGGAACTGGCGCCAAGGCGGGTAGCGAAGCCGTTCAAACTTCATGCGCCCAACAGCGTGTGGCAACTAGCGGAGTTCCCATGCGACCCACAAAAGCGGCGATAGACGCGATCCGCGAAGCCTACATGGCCGACGTCTTGACGATCAGAGCGCACATCTTGGCGCTCAATGATCCGCACTTAGAAGATGCCTGGGCCGGCATCGAGACGTTTGCCGCCGTGGCGTTGCGGGTGATGGCGAAGACCAACCCGTCAAAGCTCAAGAGCGAGATGGTGACCGTTGGTATCTCGGCGCTACTATGAGCAAGCTAGACCTAATAACTTTTCTTGCGCCTTTGGGCGTAAGTTCTGTCAACACCATCGTGTGCAACTTAGAAGCCACCGGGGAAGGCAATTTGCAGCGCCTTTTGCAATTCACGCGCAAAGACGTTTTGCAATGGCCCAACATGGGGCGCGTGCGGCTAGCAAGCCTTGAGGCGTTGTTGTCTGAGCGGGGGTTGCAGTTGGCTTATGGCCTGTCGACCTTGCCGTCCAGCTTGTCGGATATGCGCCCTAGCAGGTCGCGTATCTCTTTCAAGTCTGAGCGGTAATCGTCCCGTGTCACATAGGTCTTAGGTAGCTCGACCGACAGGCGGGTAAGGTCGGCTTGGAGCAGCTTGACCGAGGACCACAATTCCCTCGCAAACCAGCCGGTAACGGCGCAGGATATGCCGAGGCCGGTGTTGAACAGGGACTGGTAATCCATCAGATCATCCTCGCAAGGAGTGGCACGGCCCCACCGGCGCAGGTTGCTAGGGCATCGAACCATTCTACGCCATGCGTGGGCCTCTCCGACCGTTGGTTGGAGAGCCAGTCGAGCACCTCCTTGCCCACTGCTGCGGCCACCACGAGGCCGTAGGCTACGTCAGGCCGGCGTAGGATGGCCAGCGCCAGCAGGCAGATCAGGGCGCCGTAGATGGCGTGGTTGGCCTTATCTTGCGGGAGCGAGGGCATTCGGTCTCCTTGTGTCGTCGCGGCCAACGCCACCAATGACGATGCGGGGCGCGAGCGCATTCGTAGCAGCGCGAGTTGCAACTGTAGCCGCAGCCGGCGTCCAGTTGGTTGAATCGGTGATTGCTTTCAAGGCCGTTGACCGTTCTTTGACTGGCAACTGGTTCAACATCTCAAGCGCGGTTTTGCCCGATGCCATACCTTCACGCAACACGGTCATCGTTTTGGCGTTGAGCCGTTTTTCTAAGATGTCCAACGTCATGTTGGCTGCGTGTATGGTGCGACTCATCAGGCTAGGGAATTTTCCCATAAACATGTTGTCGTCAACAATACGCGAAAGTTCTTGCGCGCCGCCTTCGGCGGCTTTCTTCATTGCAGCATCGCGCTCAATTTCGCTGGCGACCTTTTCCAACGTGGGCATTTTGTTGCCCATTTCTTTGAAGATGTTGTAGTTGCCAGGGCCAAAAATAGCTTCGACAGCCGCCGGGTTGTCCCCGCGAACTAGCTTAACGTACTCTTCAGGCGAACTTTTGAACAAACGCACAGCTTCTGCGGCCATCTTGCGTTGCTCAATGTTTTGCATTCCTGTCGCATACGTTTTAAGGTAATTTTTCCACTCTGGCCCGCCGCCCGCTTTTTCAATTGCGTCGTCAATCAGCGGTTTCACCCTAGCCAAGATGCTTGCAGTGAGCTTGCTGCTGGTCTTAGGATCAGTCGGCCCTAGCAGTTGCGCAATGCGTTCGTTCAAGCCTTCTTTGCGCAAAGTGTACAAATCATGGGCGTCGATAATGCCGCCGTTTTTGGCCGTAAGTGCTGCGATGTCGTTTTTGATGTTCTCAAGTACGCTCACCACTGTCGGGCTGGCGCGAGTGCCTGGCGCGTTTATGGTGGCGTCCAACGAAGCGGTTATGGCGCCAGCATTTAATGGGCTTAAACCGTTGTCTGCAAGACTGCCAATCTGACGCTCAAGGAACCCCGCTTCTGCGCGGCGCTGCGCAGCAACGTCGGCAAACGCCGCTGAAGTGTCGCTCCATTGCCGAGATGCGCCCATCTGAGTACGAGCGGCCTGCCTTGCGCTGATGCTTGGAATGCCGCCTTCAGCGTCAGCAACGCGGGCCAACTGCTCACGCGCCGCAACTTGTCGTTGCGCCGCTTCAGTAGCTGCGTGGGTAGTAGACACCCCAACGCCAGCCTCGCCCATAGGCATACCTTCGCGCAATGCGGACACATACGAGGCACGTTTCTGTTCCAACCGAGGCATTAACTTGTTGATGGTTTCGCCTGCTTGGTTGGCCGCGCCGAGCGCAGTTGTCCGCATGGATTCGGTAAGCCCGTTGAGCGTGCGAACTGCTTCGTCTTGCGCCGCGCGCGCTTCGGTAGCGTTGCCGCCTTCAGCAGCACGTTGCAATACAGCTAATTTATCATCTGCTTGCCGTTTTAGAAGCATTACGTTTTCGTCTGTATTGCCAGCCAACGCGCCCAACGATTGCCAGGCTTGCCGGTCAACACCGGCAGCGGCTTGCGCTGCGTTGACATCTTCTGGTGCCGCAGCCAGCGCAGCGCGAATTGCTTTGATGTTGTTGCCTGCTGCGCCCGTAGCAATGCGACCGGCTTTTATCTTTGCTAGGTTTCCTGCCAGCGCGTCTGTGATGAAACCGGCGCCGGAGACTAGGGCTTTGGCTACAGGTGGCAATACGAGTGGCACCGCTGCGCCCACAATTGCGCCTGTGGTCGTATCGGCAGGGCTGGTAAGCGCCGTTCCTGCGGCCCCTACCGCACCCCCGCCCAATGCGCGAGTGCCGATGTCTGCTGCGCGTTGCCCAATGGTGACGGGCGCAAGCCCCGACGCAGCGCGGGCCAATGCGTTTGTTTCAAGCCCTGTGCTGATACCACCCGTGCGAAGCGCGTTCACAAGCGCGCCAGCGCCGCCTGGAATGTATGAAGCTAGTTTTCCTAACGCGCCGCCAATGGGAAGCGTAGGCGCAACTTCGCCGATAAACTGCCCAGCACCGGCTTGCGTTGGGTACGCTTGTTTGTAGGGGGCCATTTCAGCCGTTTGCGCAGCTTGGCCAGCAGCGGCGTTCTCTTGCAGCCACTTGCCCGCTTGATCCAGCCCTATCTTTTGCGCCCCTTTGCCCAACAGTTCTTGGATGTTGAGCGCGACATTGCCAACGCCTCGGCCAAGGCCCGCAGCCAACGCTACATGCCCCGGCGAAATCAGAGATGCAATTGGCTTTTCTTCGCCCATTGCGGTGCCGCGAGTAGGCGCTCTATCAAAATGCGCTTCCATCAAAGATTGCGCTTGTTCAGGCGAGGTGCCTTCAGGCACTTCAAACCGCGCTATGCGCCCATCGGGCATTTGGAAGCGTGCAATAGGCATTATGGTTTACCCGGTTCAAAACCAAGGAATTTGACGCCTACGGATGCAGCAGCAGCGGCGGGTGCAGCACTTGCCGGCGCTGCAACACCCAACGCCGCCCTTGTGGCGGGCGTGAGGAATCTATCGCGAAAATCTTTCTTGCCTGTAGACGCGGTGTATTGTTGTTCAAGCCCGTTCAACTGCCCACCCATAAGCTGCTTGTACCTGTCTATCACTTGTTTCAATTGTGCAGGACTGTTAGCTGAATTGAGGGCAGAGTCAACCGCTGTACGATCACCCAACGCGCCTGCGCTTCCAAGAACCGCTTTGGTAAGCTCATCCGCAACGATCCGTTTGACTGCCGCAAAGTCAGTGGGCGCGGGGTGCCCGGTCTGTAGCGCGATGAAGTTGCCCGCTTGGTTGAACAAGCGCGTATCTCGGTTTTCCAGTGCATCGGATACTTGTTGAAGTGTCCCGAGGTGGTCAACAGCTACATTGAGCGCCCGCGTTGTGTCGCCTTTCTTACGACTTGTGAATTCTTTTTCAGCCGCGCTCATCACCCCGTATTGTTTTGCATCGTACCCCGGATACGCAGTGTTGACTAAATCCATCAACTGACGCCCTGCCGGTGTGGTCAAAGACCGCGCAGCAGGCGATGACTCGCGCCCTTCGCCGATGGCGCGTACTTGAGCCGCTACTTGCTTGGGTAAATGCGTCAAGAAATCTTCGCCTGTCAAGCCGGCTTTCATTGCCGCCGCAGGATTCTGAAGCACTGGCGCGCCGCTTGGCTGCTTCTCGGTTGGACTTGGAATGCCGCCTGGCGCCGCGCCGGGAATTGGAAACGCCGCTTGAACCCCGCTGATGTTATATGGATCGGCCGCAATAGCGCGTATGCCAAGTCCTGCGCGATTGACGTTAAGGTTGCCCCGCGACACGTCCAATTGACCTTGCGCAATTTCGTTGGCGGCTTTTTGCCCCGCTGTCATGCTTACGTTTGCAAGACTTGTACCTATGGGGTTAAAAATTGGGTTCATGTTGACAATGTTGCCTCCTGCCACCACGGGTTTTGCCATGTGCGCTTCAAGTGCTTTGCGGGAGTTATCGTTGCTAGTTGCCAACCCCAAAATGTACTGAGGCAATCTCTCGGCTTGCATGGGGATAGAAGCAAGGTCTTTTTGCGAAATGATGCCTTGATTTAAAAGTTGTTGCGCCACGCCGTAAACGTCATCGTGCGTTATCTGCTTGCCCGCTTGCGCCGCTGCGGCTAATGGCGCCAGCCCGCCCGCCAAAGCGTCATGCCTATCTTTGGCCGCTTTGAGGTCTTGCGCGGTTATCTCGCCCTTTGTTTTTGCTAAGGTAGCTTCTGACGCCGCCCGGTCCATTATTGACTTGAGCATGGCTTGACCCGGCGAACCAAACCGCATCAGTTCTTGCAAATGTGCAGGGTTATTTGGGTTGAAGTCAGGCGAACTGACCCGCGCATTCAGAGCTTCTTGTTGCGCATCCGATCGCTTGGCCGTAGACAAGGTGTACTTCGACAACTCGTTCTGCGACATTGCGTGCTGCAACTGTTGCTCGCCTAAAGCGCGTTGCTGAACCCGCGCCGCTAGCTCGTTGCGTCGGTCCTCGGCTTCGTTGTAGCCAGTCGCAAAGCTAGCGCCCAGCTTAGGGTCGAGAATGCCAAAGTTGATTTCGCCGGCCATGATTGATCCTTAGAAGTACATGCCTTCGGCAGGCGCTCCACCATACATACCTGCTTGGCTTCCCCCGCCGCTAAACAAGTTGTTGATTTTGTCTCCATACATGCTTTGCGCTTGGTTGAGACCTCTACCAAGGGTGTTGAATTGCTGCGCTCCAATGTTGCCCTGCATCAGCGCAGCATTCGCCTGGTTCGCGCCGCCGGTCATCATCAAGTTGGCGGCGTTGGTGCCGTACTGACCTTGTGCGCCGGCCTGCCCAGACGCCGCCGATTGACCAGATGTCATCAAACTACCCAACGGCGCCAGTTGGTTTTGCCGGTTGGTTTGGTAGCGATTGAAGGCGTTGCCGTACTCTTGCGAGGCCAGACCTTGCCGGTAGTCTTCCATGCCTTTCATGGTCTGACCGGAGATCAGTCCACCTCTGGCGCCAGCGGCATGGCCCATTGCTTTGAGGCCTTCGCCTAGCCTAAAGCGGTAGCTGGGGTCTTGCTGGAAATCCTGCATACCGAAGTCGCGAGCATATCGACCGTACCCCGCTGCGCCAGTGTTGCCGCCTAGCCCAAGCAGTTCCATCAGCCGGTTCTGACCAGTCAAACCAGCCTGGCGGTAAGGTTCTTGGAGAGCAATTTGCTGATCGCGGGCTTCTTTCTGCGCCGCAAGCGAATCCGCTTGTGATTGTGCGGCAAGTCGAGCAGCGTAGCTCGTTGCGCCGGCCTGTTTGCTTGCTGGGCCAAAACCGAGTAGGTCGGCGCCTGCGTTGACTATGTCACCCATGACTGTTCTCCAATCGGATCATGCCGTTGTTGCGGCTGATTTCCGTAAAGCCAAAAAACTTTGCCAGCCGCAGCGACTTGACGTTGTCGTCATAAATCTTGACAACTATCGTACCATGCGCAGCGGCCATATCGCGCAGGTATTTTGTGATCTCACCGCGTATGTTCCAACGCCCCCGCCGCTCCGGCACAACGAACAAATCAAACTCATTGCCCGATGCGATGAATGCCCCGCCATCGAAAGGCGTCACTACCATCCGCGTCTCAAGAAGCAATCGAAGCTCCTCTGGCGCGTCAATACCGCGATGCTCTAACAAGTAGTCTTTGACCACTTGCCAGACATCATCAGCTAACTTCCCGCCCTGAGACACGAATGTTCAGGTAGTTGGCGATACTGGCGATAGTGCTGATGTAGCCACTGGGCGCCAGCACTTGCCCGACAAGCTCCGGGAAAGTGTAGACCTCACTCGGTTGCAGCGCCTTGGTCTTGACAATCAAGTTGGCATTGCCAGGCGTATCGCCGCCAGTCACCAGGTTGATCGAGATCGTCGCCACGCCACCGTCAAAGTTTGTGACTGTGAACTTGTCGATGATCGTGGTGACGTTCGTCGCGGTGTACTGCGTTGTCTGAGCCGTCGCAACGATGGCCGCAGGGACTAGGACTTTCGCTGTGACGGTCATGGATTACACCGAGGTGATGGTTCGCCAAGCGGTGCCGTCATAGACGCACAACTTTAATGCTGTGGAGTCAAACACCACAAGACCAGCAACAGGGCCGACGATGTTGGTTTTTTCTGTGCCAGTCATCACCGGGAACTTGAAGCCCTTTGTTGTTGAGGTGACATCCACAATGGCGCTAGACGCCGGGGTGCCAGTGCCAATGCCCATCAGACCGGCGCTAGTGACGCGAATTCGCTCAGTACCAACAGTAGTTCCCGTGGTGATTGAAAACGCGGTGGGAACTACACCGGCAGAAACCGCGCCATCAACAAAACCAGTAAAAGCAGCGCGGGTTTGATTGGCAGTTCCGTCAGAGCCCAGGAAAGTTACTGACCCAAGAATGTCGCCGCTTTGAACCGCGTCAAAAGATGTAGCCGTTGTTCCACGAGTTTTTGCAAGATAGAGGTTGGGGCCGGCGGTCGTATTTGAATATCCGCGTTGCACCACGCTGGGCGCTGCTGTGGTGGCATCGCCATAAACCTGAACGCCAAATGCACCCGCCGAAGTGTTCGGCCCGCCAACAAGCAGCTTACTCTGAATCGACACTTCACCAGAGCTACCAACCCGCATACGTTCGGTTGCGGCAGTAGAACCAGTGGTGATGGAGATGGCGGTGGCCAAAGTTGCAGGCGAATTGGAGACTGTGCCATCAACAAATCCGGTGATGGCAGCAAACGCCGCCATGCCGCTGCCGGTTGAACCGTAGAACGTCACAGCGCCAAGCGTGTCGTACAGATTCACGGGGACGGACGTATCGGTGGCCGTGCTGCCGCGAGTCTTGTACAAGCCAAGAGCAGCGCCGTTACTGTCTGTTGAGTAACGCCACGACATAAGGTCGGCCGTGCTGCCATTGGCGCCGGCTGGACCGTAGGCTTGCAAACCTTTGGTGTACCCGCTGGTGGTAGGGCCACCAATAAGAACCTGAGTGCTAGCGTTCACTTGCGGCACATTGGCCGTGGTCAAACCGGTGATGCTGCCCGCGCCATTGATAGTTACAGTCATGATTTTTCCTTAAACAACAGAGTAAGAGGAGCCAGTGGGGATAGTAATGGTTACGCCGGAATTGATTGTGATAGGCCCGGCGCTCATTGCGTTGTAGTCGGTGCTGATAGTGTAGTCAGTGGAGACTACAGCCAAGTTCTCGTACAAGTACAAGTTAGGCTCAACGTAGTTGAATAACTGCGACACCGTAGCTTGCGAAGTGACGCCTCCCTGAACTACAGCAAGAAGCTCGGCGCCCGTCAGCGGCGTGATCGCTACAACGGGCAGATTTGAAATTTTAACGCCAGACATGATTGGTCCTTTTTAGACTTGCCACCAGTTGCCGCCGGTGTTGGATAAACAGAAGCGCACCACCTGCCCTGCTGCCAGTGCTAGGTTGACGCCGCCTGTCAGTTTGAACGTGTTGGCACCTGACGCTGAATGGTTGATCGTCAGGTTGGCGTTGCCGGCCTCGATGAGCAGATCGCCGTTGCGGCCGTAGTCCGACACTGCGTTTGTTGTGGTGTCGAATGTTGCGGTTGTAAGCGTAGTTCCTGGGGCGGCGGTCACAACTACTTTAGTGTACCCAGTAACGACAATAGTTGTACCAACGCCTGACGGCGTCAATGCCGTTGCCGGCTCGGCATACCGCACCATTTGCAGGCTAGTGCGCCGGGGTGAGATGGCGCTGAAGTAGTGGGCGTTGTTGCCGTAAATATCTCCAGCTACCCATTGCCGCAAGATTGGATAGACCGTGGCGCCTTGCTTGAATGAGGTGATGCCGCCAGTGTAGAACTGGTCGTTGGTGTCAAAGAAAGTGGCCTGGCCGGTCGAGTACAGACTTGCCAGCGATGGCGTGCCGCCGCCAAGGAACAACGATCCTATGCCAAGTCGTACCGGCTCAGTGCCGCCGTTGGACCCAGCCCAACAATTGATGATGGCAGAGTAATTGGTCGCTAGGTCGAACCGATCAATTTTCCCGCCTATGAACGTGAAGGCGCGATAGACGTTGACAACGCGAACGGCTTCGCCGCCAGTGGTCAGACTGCCCCAACGTTCAAGATTGCAGTTCAACAGCGTGATGTCGGGATAATCGTTGTCGGCAAAGTCGTTCTGAAACCCGTCAAGGTTTGTCGGGTTGCTGCCAAAAACGCCCCAATAATCGCCTTCGTTCAGCCCATTGCAAGCGTTCAGCAAGATGGAGCCGCGAAGCCTGTAGCCTGCCTTGCCTGGCCCGCATTCCAGCGCGTAGCAGCCAATCCAGTTTACGCCAGGCCCGCAAGCAACGCGGAACGAGTGACCCGTCCGACTGAGCGACGACACGTTGATCATCGACATCGAAAAGAAATGCGGCGCGTAGAACCCGTCATCGCCCGATTCAAGGTAGAGGTTCTTCAACTCGCCCAAGTAGACTTGGCCCGTGATGCTGCCAAAGTCAATGCCTTTGCCGGTGCCGGTATTGACCACGCCAAAGTCATGGAAGAAGGGCCGCAAGTACTGCATCGCCGCAGTTTTAATAACTGGCGTAGCAATACCGTCAGCGTAAATCTGCGATTCCCACGGTCCATCACCATAGATTGTCAGGAACTCTTTGCTGACGCTCAACGACGCGGTGATGCGGTAGCGACCGCCGGGGATGTACAACGCTTTTCCACCGTACTGCGCAGTGTTCTGGCAGTACGCAATAGCGTTCTGGATGGCGACCGTGTCGTCCGTAGTGCCGTCACCGACAGCGCCAAAGTCTTTGACGCTGACCGTATCGCGCAGCTTGGACTGCACCGTGCGGCCAGACCCAGACACCGGGACGTAACCGACCAACGAGGAGCCTTGCGCGCTGTTGGTGGTGCTGGCAAGACTAACCTCAAACGCAGCCAGCGCAACAACGGCGTCTTGCGTGGTGATGTTGTCGACAGTCCAAATTTCTACGTCGGTAGAGTCAGTTAGCGTAAGTTTGTACGATGCGCTGCCCAACCACACCGACGCTTCCCCCCGGCTATCGAGGATGACCGGGTTGGGATTTAATTGAGTGCTTGATGCGGTGGTGTAGGTTGGCAGCGGCGCAGTGGTGCCCGCAGCGTAAGAGTAGAGCTTTCCACCCACCAAAGGAACGCCGCCTTCAGTGAAGAACTGCAACTTTGGAACGGGGGAGAGAATTGCGCTCATGGGCTAGCCTGCGGTGATGTTGACTTTGAACGCGGTCAGGACCGCAGAGTAGGTGCTTGGCACTGCCGGGGGGCCAACAATCGCCGGGTACGCGGCCAATGTTGTAGTAGCCGTTACAGGCAGCCAAACAAGTTCGACATACTGACCGGACGATAAAGTCAGGAAGAAATTCCAGCCGGCAATAATATGCCCGTTTGCGCCCGCGTGCTTGCCGGGCACAAAAATAAGACCGTTAGACCCAATTACGTTAACACCGCCAATGCGCAGCCACAAATTTATGTCGTCAGGCGTTGCAATAGTGTTTTCCACTTGAACGCTAAACTGAAAGTTGTAGACGCCTTGTTGCGTGACATAAATTTGCGATGTTGTTGCGCCGATGTAGACGCCGCTGCTTACGTCGGTGCTGTTGAATTTTACCGGAGTTGGTACGGTAATGGAGCCGACTTGGTTGGTTGTGTCGTAAAACGAACCGTAAGGCGTAGGCGCAATGTTTTGCACTTGAGGTGACAAAGCCAGCGCGTTCACATCCGACTGAGTCTGCGCCAGCGCGGCGGTGACCGTAGCCAATTGGTCAGGTGCAATGCTTGGCAATGTTGGCGGGCCAACCTGCAAGTCGAGCAACGTGGTGGTGTCAGACCCGCTACCTGTCAGCGTAAACAAATTTAGGAAGAACCGATACCATTCCCTCGACATGAGGTTTGTACGCTCATCGATGAAGGGCACCCGAGGCGCCGGAATCTGGGTGATGTTAAGCATTGGTCGGGGTGATGAACAGTTCAGCGCCCATAATTGCGATCTTCACTGGGTCAGTGCCCGACACCTCGTAGACTCGGTCCCGGAGCTTGTCAGTCATGCCCAGCCTGCGCCAGATGGTGCGGTATCCATA